TGAGTTAGGATGGAAGTCAAGGTTTGATTTCGATGAAGCCCTTTTAGAAACTATTAAGTGGTATGAAAATTATTGACATTGGTTTACAAGATGCTGTCCTTATTGAGGTTGATAAGTATCTGGATAATAGAGGATTTTTTATTGAGTCCTACAACGAAGAGAAGTTTGGAATTGAGTATGACTTTGTTCAAGACAATCATTCTATGTCACATAAAGGAGTCTTGAGAGGGTTGCATTACCAAATTAAAAATCCACAGGGTAAATTGGTAAGATGCATCAGAGGTTCTGTATATGATGTTATTGTTGACTTGAGAGAATCCTCTGAGAGTTTTGGTGAGTGGTATGGTGTTGAATTGGATAGACCAGAACTTCAACTCTGGGTTCCACCAGGATTTGCTCATGGTTTCTATACCAGAACTGATAAGTCTAATGTAGTATATAAGACTACCGATTTTTATTATCCTGAGCATGAGAGAACTCTTCTTTGGAATGATCTCACAATTGATTGGCATTTGGATGGAAGTCCTATTCTTTCTGATAAAGATCAGGAAGGAAAGTCATTCCAAGAGTGTGAAAAGTTTGTATGATTAATCTCTCTGTATTTGGATCTACTGGATATATTGGTAGCAATTACTGTAGGATGTATCCTGATCAAATCTTTATTCCAAGAGACAGTAGGAAACCACAGTCTTCTGATATATTATATTTTATTAGTACCACAACTAATCAAAATGTATTTAAAGACTTGCAGATTGATATTGATACTAACTTAAAAATTCTGACAGAGGTTTTATCGCACTGTAAAAAAACTGGAACTATATTTAACTTTGTTAGTTCTGGATTTGTATATGGTAATGATGTAATTGATGCTAAAGAAGATGGCCCATGTGATCCCACAGGGTTCTACTCCATTACCAAAAGATGTGCAGAGTCATTAGTTATATCTTACTGTAAAACCTTTGGAATCGAATATCGTATCTTCAGGATTGGCAATGTTTATGGATTGGATCCTACGATTACTTCTGGAAAGAATGTTCTTGGATATATGATTAGTTTATTAAAACATGATAAGCAAATTAAATTATATGATGGAGGAGACTATCTAAAAGATTATATGTTTGTTGATGATATTTGTAGAGCAATTGATCATTTGATGGTTTGGAGTAAACCTAATGAGGTCTATAATATAGCATCTGGAAGTTCGCAATCTTTTAGATCTATCATCACAACTGCTAGAGACATACTTGATAGTAAAAGTGAATTGATTGATGTATCAATGCCAGATGATCAAAAATATATTCAGGTCAAGAATATGACACTAAATACTGAGAAACTACAATCACTGAAATTTAACTGTGAAATGAGTTTCTATCAAGGTTTGCAAACTCTTTGTGATGTGATAGAATGAACAAAAGTATACTAAATGAATGATATCCAAACAGCTTGTAGTAAGTAATCATGCTAACCATGATCTTGAATGGTTATCAATGACTTATGCTTATGGGTTTTCTCCTGAAAATACAATCATCTATGATAGAACTCCTGATGATTTTGAAGGTAAAACAAAAATTGATCATCTAGGTAAGGTTATTTCTTCACCTAATGTGGGATCTAATCCATATGATATTGGAAGATTCATTGTTGATAATTATGACAATCTTCCTGATATGATGATACACATAAAAGGAAATCTTTTGCAGAAAAATTATTCTACAGAAGAAAGATTTGCATATGCACTACAATCCAATTGGTTTGTTCCTATTGATGGAGGAACATTATGTGAATCATATTTTCCATATTTGGTTAATAATAATTGGTTTGCTCAACCTATGGAATGGGAAGATAGAACAGAAAGTGAAAAAATAGAAGAGATTAAACTGATTAAAGTCTATCCTAGAATCTCTAGTCTTAGAGAATTCATTAAAGATCTATTTGAAGTTGACGATAATCAAATCCCAAAATTTCTTAGTTTTGCACCTGGAGCAAATTATGCTGTTCCTAAAAATTGTATTTTGAAGTATAGTAAGAACTTCTATAAAAAGATTATGGACTATACTGATTATAGTAATAACCCTATTGAAGCACATTGGTTTGAGAGAGTGTTTCAGCTTGCTTGGCAGGGATGCTTAAAAGAAAACTTTTCATATATTGTAGACTGAAATGAAAGAACAAATTAAAGAGTTTATTGACAATCTTTTTGAGACAGAAGAAAATTTTTTTCCATATCTTTACAATAAAGATTATGTAAAAGGGGAGAGCAACATTTTTTATTCTGGTCCTTACTGGGATAATCAAGAAGTAGAGGTTGCTTTGAAGACCTTCCTTACTGGAAAGTGGTTATCCTCTGGTGAGAATGTAAACAAGTTTGAAAAGCAGTTTTCTAAAAAGTTTAACTTTGAACACTCTGTCATGGTCAATTCAGGTTCTTCTGCTAACCTGGTGATGATTGCAGCACTTAAGAAGTACTTTTCGTGGGATGATGACGATGAAATTATTGTATCTGTCTGTGGATTTCCTACGACATTAAATCCAATTATCCAGAATAATCTGAAACCAGTATTTGTTGATATTGATTATTCTGATCTAAATTGGGATATTAATGAGATTCGTAAAAAGATTACTCCAAGAACTAAAGCATTATTTTCATCTCCTGTTCTCGCTAATCCCTATGATTATGATGCTATTTTAGATATTTGTAATGAGTATAATTTAGAACTTATTGCAGATAATTGTGATAGTCTTGGAAGTAAATGGAAGGGAGAGTATCTCACTAAACATGCTGTTGCCTCTTCATGTTCTTTTTATCCTGCTCACCATATCACTACGATTGAAGGTGGAATGGTATCCTCAAACATTAAAGAAATTGTTGATCTTGCTCGCAGTTTTTCTTGGTGGGGTAGAGATTGCTATTGCGTAGGATCTCAAAATCTTTTAAGTTGTGGGACCTGTGGTAAGCGATTTGATAAATGGCTTACTGGTTATGATAAGATTGTTGATCATAAGTATGTCTTTGGACAAATTGGATATAACCTAAAACCAATTGATATGCTTGGATCTATTGGATCTGTTCAACTTAAAAAGTTTGATGAGATTCATGATAAGCGTAGATCTAATAAAGATAAACTTCATAAGATCTTTGAGAGCATTCCTGGAGTTCGTGTTGTTAGTGAACTTCCTGATGCTGAGACCAGTTGGTTTGGTGTTCCTATCATCTGTGATGGAGACAAGACAGAACTTGTTCAATTCTTAGAAAAGAATAAGATTCAAACTAGAAATTACTTCGCAGGAAATCTTTTAATACATCCTGCATATCGACACTTGGAGTCTGCATTCAACTATCCAAACGCAATGAAAGTTTTGGATAATGTATTTTTTGTTGGATGTTCTCCTGTTATCACCGATTCTATGATAGAATACATAGAAGAGGTAACTAATCTGTACAAAACAAATTTATTATGAGCGAATATACTAAGACTGCACTAGTACTTGGTGCGGGTGGATTTATTGGAAGTCATATGGTGAAAAGACTCAAGTCCGAAGGATACTGGGTTCGTGGTGTAGATCTTAAACGTCCTGAGTTCTCCGAGTCATCTGCTGCTGATGAATTCGTTCAAGGAGACTTGCGTGACAGAAGTTTTGTTCGTCGTTGTATTCGTACTACTGGTGTTAATGGTGGTTTCTACGCACAAATTGTTGACAAGTTTCTTTCACCTTTTGACGAGATCTATCAGTTTGCTGCTGATATGGGTGGCGCAGGATTTGTTTTCACTGGAGAAAACGATGCAGACATCATGCACAATTCAGTGTCTATTAATCTGAATGTACTCGAAGAGCAACATCTACTTAATTTGGATAAGGATGTAAATAAGACTAAAATTTTCTATTCTGGTTCAGCATGTATGTATCCAGAGTATAATCAACTTGACCCCGATAATCCAGACTGTCGTGAAGAATCAGCATATCCAGCAGCACCAGACTCTGAGTATGGATGGGAGAAACTATTCTCTGAGCGTCTCTACTTCGCTTACAATCGCAACCACGGCATTCCTGTTCGTGTTGCTAGGTATCACAACATCTTTGGTCCTGAAGGAACCTGGAACGGTGGAAGAGAGAAGGCACCAGCTGCAATCTGCCGTAAAGTCGCTTACCTCCCAAAGGACGGTGGAGCTATCGAGGTGTGGGGAGATGGCCTACAAACTCGTTCCTTCTTGTTCGTTGACGAATGCGTTGAAGCAACTTACAGATTAATGCAATCGGACTTCATTGGACCAGTTAATATTGGTTCTGAAGAGATGGTTACTATCAATCAGTTGGTAGATATTGCTGCTGAGGTTGCAGAAAAAAAAGTTACTAAGATTCATATTGATGGCCCTCTTGGTGTTCGTGGTCGCAATTCTAACAATGATTTGATCCGTGAGAAATTGGATTGGGATTATCAAATGACACTTAAAGAAGGAATTCGTTACACATACTATTGGATTCAGGAACAAATTAATGACCAAGCATAAATTTAACTTAGTAGGAAATACTTTTAATTATATTGATGCTCCCAGATGTTCAGTAGCAGGAAAAAGTTCTAAACTGACAGAATGGGTTGATGAAGGTGGAGATGGTACTTTCTATGTTGACTCTGCCATTGGTCTTGGGTTTGATGACTCAAGATCAGGTCCAAAGTATGCATGGATACTTGAGTCTGCCGCAATTCTTCCACAAGTCACTGATTTTGTGAAGGGTGCCGGTAAACAACGAATGTTGGATACTTATGATATCATCTTTACTCATAATAAAGAATTGATTGATATTGACCCTGAAAAATTTAAGTGGGTTCCTGCACAAGGCACATGGATCAAAGAACCGAAGGTCTATGATAAGACTAAGATGATCTCAATGATTGCATCAAATAAAAATATGTGTGCAGGACATTCTAATCGTCTTGAGTGGGTAGAAAGGCTAAAAGATCAAGTTGACTTTTTTGGAAGAGGATTTTCTACAGAAATTTCTAAAAAAGAAGAAGGTCTTTGTGACTATATGTTCTCTGTTGCTATTGAAAATGCATCATATGAAACATACTTTACTGAAAAACTTTTAGATTGTTTTGCAACAGGAACTATTCCTGTTTACTATGGTGCTCCAGATATTGGAAGTGTCTTTAATAAAGATGGCATCATTGACTTATCTGAAGAGTTTGAAGTATCTGAAGAAATATACTATAGTAAGATGGATGCCATCAAAGAAAATTTAGAAAAGACTAAAAAAATGGAAGTACTAGAAGATTTTATTTGGGAGACTTATTTTCAATGACTAGAGAACTTTACAATAGAGCAGCTGCAGAAGGAAAAAATCCTATGCACTATATTTACGAAGACCTTGGTATTAAGAGGGGGTGCAAATATTTTGTAGAAACTGGCACTCATCTTGGTGGTAGCGTTGATGTTGCATTAGAACTTGGATTTGATAAAATCTTTAGTTGCGAAATTATGACTGATCGTTATAATCACTGTATGAGCAAGTATGAAAATAATGATGATGTATATCTTTGGAATGGAACTTCCCTAGATTGTTTTCCTGATATAGTAAGTCGATTGGATCAAAAGTCTCTATTCTGGCTTGATGCACATGGGGAAGGTGGAGGAGTTCCTACTTTTGAAGAACTGGACATTATTGCAACCTCTTCAATCAAGGATCACAGCATTCTTATTGATGATGTTCCAGTTTACTTCTCTCATAATAAGCAAGAGTTGAAGGATAAAATTCTTTCAGTAAATCCAAACTATACGATTGTTGAATATCAAACAATTAATGAGCATAAAGATTATGTGATCGGAGCATTTGTTGAATGAGTGATAAAGTTTGTATAATCAAGCAACCAGCAGGAATTGGAGATATCTTTTTCTGTCAAAAAATTGCACAATCTATTTTATTAGAAACTAATTGCACTAAGGTTATTTGGCCAGTAGCAACAACATATTCTTATCTGAAAGATTATATGATCGCAGAGAATGTGGAGTTTGTTGATGAAGATTCGGATTTTCCTTTCAAGGAAGTTTATAACTCAAGTAGCATTTATATGGTACAGGCACCTGAATATTTGTTTGTGCCTCTTCAGACATCAGATTATATTCAAAAGACTTCTAAGAGACATAATAATCCTTTAGGTCATGGACATATGAAATATGATTTTTGTGGTGTAGATTATTTGGATTGGAAAGAGTACTTTAATTTCTCTCGTAATGAAGAAAAAGAAAATGCTCTGATTGAAAGGATTGGTCTTGACATTACAAAACCATATAATCTAATTAATAATAATTGTGGAACGTATCCCAATTATGGGAAAAGAGAAGATATCGAAACTACTAATGACTATCCAAATGTATACATGGATTTCTATGAAGGTGTGACATTATTTGATTGGATAAAAATCTTTGAGAATGCTAAAGAAATTCACACAGTAGAAACATCCATATATTATATTTTGGAAAAGTTGAATCTGGAAAATGTTTACATTTATGCAAAACCAACTCCAGAAAACAGAGCAAATGACTTTTCATATATGAAAGATCATTGTAGTAAAACTTGGAACTATATTAATTAAAATGAAAGCAGCAGTATTAGAGCAGATTGATGCACCACTTGCAGTCAGAGATGTTGAACTGACTGAATTGAAAGTTGGTCAAGTTCTTGTAAAAGTTCTTGTTAGTGGTCTTTGTGGAGCACAACTTCATGAGATACGTGGACATAAAGGCAACGCAAAGTTTCTTCCCCATTTAATGGGGCATGAGGGATGTGGTATTGTTGAGGAAATTGGACTAGGTGTCACCACTGTAAAGGTCGGAGATAAGGTTGTAATGCACTGGAGACCTGGTACTGGTATTGAAGCACCCTTCCCCTCATATATTCTTGATGGAAAAAGTATGAGCAGTGGTAAAGTTACTACTCTCAGTGAGTATTCTATTGTCTCTGAGAACAGATTAACTACTGTTCCACAAGATACTCCAGAAGATCTATGTGCTATTCTTGGATGTGCTCTCACTACCGCTATGGGTATTATTGATAATGAAGTTGGCCTTAAGTTTGGCGAAAGTGTTGCTGTTATTGGTTGTGGTGGTGTAGGACTTAATCTCATTCAGGCAGCTTCTCTTAAAAGTGCATGTCCAATTTATGCCGTAGAAAAAAATATTAATAAGAAAAATTTATGCTTTATTGCTGGAGCAACAACTTTTATTGATGACATTAATTCCATCGAAGAAAAAGTTGATGTAATTATTGACACTACAGGAATTCCAAATGTAATCAGTACTTGTGTGTCTAAATTATCAGGTAAGGGTCGTATGATTCTTGTTGGCCAACCTGCACCAGGACGTGGTGTAGAGGTGATGAATGCTGTTAACTTGTTTAGTGGTATGGGTCAGACTATTAAGGCAACTCAGGGGGGCAGGACTAACCCTACAGAAGACATTCCTCGTTATGTTCGTATGCATCAAGAAGGTATTCTTGATGTTGATAAATTTGTAACTCACAGATTTAAACTTGGTCAGGTAAACGAAGCATTTGACTTGCTTAGAAGTGGAAATGCTGGTAGAATTATTATCGAAATAGGAGACACTAAAAAATGAGAGGAACTGACTGGACACCAGAAAAGCTGAGTGAATTTTCAGATCATATTGCAGAAGTTCATGATGCTGGTTATCTTCCTTTTACAGTTCATCTGTGTGGAGGTAACGAACAGCAACTGATTGATATTTTTGCAGATATCAATGAGGGAGATTATGTTCTTTCCACGCATAGAAACTCATATCACGCACTTCTTCATGGAATCCCTCCCGAAGAAGTAGAGCAGAAAATGCGTGATGGTCGTAGTATGTTTATGTTTGATCGTGAACGTAACTTTTATGTCTCTGCAATTATTGGTGGAACTCCTGGTATTGCTGTTGGTATTGGTTGGGCACTGAAGAAAAAGAAATCTGATCAACGTGTATGGTGCTTTGTTGGTGATGGTATTGAGGATACTGGTCACTTTGCAGAAGCAGTTCGTTATGTTGATGGATGGAATCTTCCAGTCACCTTTGTTATTGAAGATGATGGTATGGCAGTGAATGCATCTAAAGAATCTCGTTGGGGCACTAGTGTAGATTTAGACTGGCCTCCTTGCGTTGTTCGTTATCACTACACAAAGACTCGTCCACATATTCGTACAGGTAACTTTGCACCATTGGATATAATGAAGTCTGTCATGAAGACTGACAAAGAGTATTTTCCTGTACTTGAAGATCGTTCAACTGATTTGAATATTGAAGAGTCTGGTCTTTCTTTTAAAGATTCTGTATCTCTTGCAATGACAGAGATGGGTGATGAAGGAAATATTTTCATTGGTTATAGCATCGTTCCTGGAGATGCTATGGAAACACTTAAGAATGTCAATCTAGATCAAAAAATTGAAACACCTGTCGCAGAAAATTTAATGGTAGGTCTTGCTATTGGTATGGCATTTGAAGGATTTAGACCTGTGGTTTACTTTGAACGTCATGACTTTATGTTAGTTGGTGCAGATGCTATTGTGAACCATGTAGATAAGATTGAAAGGATCTCTCATGGAGAATTTAAATGTCCTGTAATTTTCAAGACAGTTGTTGATGACAGTACCCTATTCTATTCAGGACCAACACATGAACAGGACTTCACTGAAGGGTTTCGTCGTCTTGTAGACTTCCCTGTGTTTGATCCACAAACACCTGACGAAGTTCTTGCCGCATATAGATATGCTCAGGCAAGTGATAGACCCGCAATGATTGTAGAGCACAAAAAATTCTTCTAATGAAAACATATCTTTCCGTAGGAATTGGTGACATGATGTGTCTCGATTCCCTTCTTGTTGATGAAGAGAGAAAAAGTATTACTGAAATATACTGGGCCTGTAGGTTTGGTGGAGTATTATCTACTCTCTTTAATAATAATCCATCATATCCTAATGTAACTAAGCATTATTTTATTGATGATGAAGTGGGAGCAAATGCAATGAATCAACTTGATCCTATTGCTGCTCCCTTTTGGCATTTTAGACCCGACTTTCAAAGAAACTTTAGTATTGGATTGAATCTATTTCAATTGCAAGAAAACGAAGTTCAAGCAATTGATGTTGCTGGAACCTTTACTGAAGTATGTGATGAAGTTAGGAATGGAACGTCAAATTTTCATGGATCAACTTTTCTTAAAAATGCAAAAGATCCTGGATATAGTGATTATATTTTATTTCACTATCCGACATCGACTAGGCCAAAGCAAGACATTGCCGCTATCACAGAATCTGATTGGCAATTTGTAGAAGATCTATCTCAAAAAACTAATAAACAAGTCATTGTTATATCTGATCGTGAGGTTGATGTTCCACTTACAAATTTTGAACTTCTGGTAAATCCTGATATCCAACAAATTATTAACTTAGTTGCATACTGCGACTACTATGCTGGATGCGATTCTTTCTGTGCTATACTTTCATCCAAGAGACTCCCAAAAGAAAATTTATTTGTGAAGACTCATGATCAAAATATCAAATCAAATTTGTTGAGTGGTAATTCTGGATTCATGTATGCATACTTTAATCCACATTCGCCAGAAGACATCGCATATTTCTATAAGCCTTATATCGGTAATCCATGAATAAAATTTTAGTCATTGGTGAGACTTGCAGAGATGTATTTGTCTACTGTGATTCAAATAGATTATGTCCCGAAGCACCTGTTCCTGTATTAAATATTGCCGATCAGAGGGAAAATCCTGGAATGGCTGGTAATGTTCGCAGAAATATTGAAAGCCTGTCTGGAAAAGTAATTGATATTGCCACGAATAATAACTGGTATGAGATTGCAAAGACTAGATATGTTCATAAAGAAAGTAATCATATGTTTTTTAGGGTTGATACAACTCAATTAATTCCTAGGATTAACTTAAAAGAACTTAATTTCAATTATGATTTGATTGTAATTTCTGATTACAATAAGGGTTTCTTATTAGAAGAAGATATTCAATACATTTGTTCCAATCATTCAAATGTCTTTATAGACACGAAGAAAATCTTGGGTGACTGGGTAAATGGCGCAAGGTTTATTAAAATCAATGACTATGAATATCGTAATTCTGAATCATATTTGACTGATGATATGAAACAAAAAATTATTCATACTATGGGTGGAAATGGTTGTGAATTTAAAGGTAAAAAATATTCAACCAAAAAAGTGGAAGTAAAAGATGTTTCTGGTGCAGGAGATACTTTTATGTCTGCACTGGTAGTAAAGTTTGTAGCGACTGATGATATTATAAAGAGTATTGAGTATGCAAATGAATGTGCATCTAAAGTTGTAGCGCAAAAAGGAGTTGCTGTATTATGATTATTCTTACTGGTTCGCAAGGTTTCATTGGTAAAAAATTTCTCAAGGCACTTCAAGATGCTGGCAAAGAAGTAATAGAAGTGGAGAAAGATAATAGTTGGCACTGGAGAACTTACTTTAGTGATTGGAAGAAAGTAGAATGTATAATCCATCAAGGAGCAATGTCTTCTACTACAAACACAAACTTAAAACAAATATTTACTTTTAATGTAGAATATAGTGAGTGGCTTTTTTCTCAAGCAGCAAAGCATGGTATCCCTGTTAAGTATGCATCCTCGGCATCTGTCTATGGTAATCAGCAAGGTATTGTCAATCCTCTAAACTATTATGCACTATCCAAAGTAACCACTGACTATTGGGTGCAAGACCATATTGATGAGTTTCCTCTCATTCAGGGATTTAGATACTTCAATGTATATGGTGATGGTGAAGAAAATAAAGGAGATCAAGCAAGCCCAGTTAGTAAGTTTACAAAGCAAGTTCAAGAGACTGGTAAACTTAAACTGTTTGAGGGATCTGATAAGTTTTTGAGAGATTTTATTTGCGTAGATGATATTGTTGAGTTAGTTCTTAATAATAAGAAGCAATCTGGAATCTATGATCTTGGAACTAGCAAACCAGTGAGTTTTCAGCATGTTGCAGAATGCGTGGCAAGGAAGTATAATGGTGAGGTGGAGTACATTCCATTTCCAGATCACCTAAAAGGCAAGTATCAAGATTATACTTGTGCAACAGAACATTGGGGTGATTATAAATTCATTACTGTTGAGGACTATTTAAAATGAAAACCATCTGGACTAATGGATGCTTTGACATTCTTCATCCAGGACATATCGAACTGTTCAAGGCATGCAAATCTCTTGGTGATCGATTAATCGTTGGTATCGATACTGATGAGAAAGTTCAATCTGACAAAGGTCCCGAAAGACCAATCAATGATATTTGTCACAGGTATTCTATTCTGAGTGCAATTAAATATATCGATATTGTTCACGTATTTGGTAGTACCAAAGAGCTGGAAGAACTTGTTCAATTCTATAACCCCGACATTCTAGTTGTGGGTAGTGATTGGCGTGATGGAACTGTTGTTGGTAAACAATATGCAAAAGAGGTGAGGTATTTTAGTCGTGTTGGTGGATACTCTTCTACTAATGTGATAGATAAAATTAAAATGCTATGAGATATGTAATTGATATTGATGGGACTATTTGCACTCCTGGTCCTACAGATGAGATGAGATATGAACAGGCAATGCCAATACAATCTAGAATTGATGAAATAAATAAATTATACGATGAAGGACACAACATCGTTTACCTCACTGCCAGAGGAATGGGTAGGTATAATAATAATGCAGACCTGGCAAAGAAAGAATTTTACGAACTTACTGAAATACAATTAAGTTTGTGGGGATGTAGGTATCACCAATTGTTTCTTGGAAAACCTTCTGGGGATCTTTATATTGACGACAAAGGTATTAATGCAAATGAATTCTTCTCATTCAATTAAACATGTCCCCAAAGGGTGGGGACATGAAAAGTGGATTTGTAATACCGAAGATTATTGTGGCAAACTTTTATTCTTTAAGAAAGGTTTTAGATGTTCTTGGCATTATCATAAAGTGAAGGATGAAACATTCTATCTTCAAAGTGGATTACTATCTGTGTATCATGGATGGGATAATGATCTAGCAGCTGCTGATTTACTTGTCTTAGAACCCGGAGATAAATTTCATATCCCAGTTGGATTGAAGCATCAAATGGTTGCATTAGAAGATTCGGAACTATTTGAATTCTCTACTGAACATTTTGATGAAGATAGTTATCGATTGATTAAAGGCGATTAATTATGATTGGAATGAATAGACTGGGGACTAAAGGTAGACTTGGTAACCAGATGTTTCAGTATGCGTCGTTAGTAGGTATATCAAAAAATCTAGGATATGAACATTGCATTCCAGATCATTCTGATGCGACATGGTTTCATAAACATGTTGGCGACAATATCGTTACGATAAATCATCATTTACAACACTTGTTTGAACTCAATCATCTCAATGGTAGATTTGGACTTGTCGATGGATATGATGTTGATGTTCATCAGCATGAATTCTGCGAAGAACTATTCAATGAGTGTCCAGACAATGCAAGTATTCATGGACACTTTGAGAGTTATAAGTATTTTGAGAACGCAGAAGAAGAAGTAAAGAAAGATTTTACTTTCAAAGAGAGTTACTTAGAAACTATAGAAGCATTTCATAAAAAATATAGTACAGATAATCCAGTATGCTTAAACATTAGACGTGGTAAGGACTTTATCAGAGTTCAGGATTATCATGCTATTTGTACAGAAGAATACTACAAAGGGTGTATTGATGACCTTGGAAGAGATCGTCAATACATTGTTATCTCTGATGATATTGAATGGTGCAAAACTATTTTTACTGGTAGTAATTTTATCTTTAATGATGAAGAAAGAGAAGAGAATGAGAAGGCTCATCATGACATGTGTTTAGGTGCTTCTTGTTCAGACTTTATTATTGCTAATAGTACATTTTCTTGGTGGATGGCATACTTGGGAAGTAATGCAAATAAGAAAGTTTATATACCAGACCCTTGGTTTGGACCTGCTTTAAGTCACCTAGATACATCTGGTTATTATTTTCCAGGAACTATAAAATTTAATCGTGAGGTTATTAGAATATGATGGATTTGACATTTCTCATTCCTACAAGGATTGAGACTGAAGACCGACTTAGGAATATAATTTCATCAGTAACATATTTGCTACGAAATATTCCTGCAAAAGTCATTGTAAAGGAAGTTTCAAATAGATCAATATTTAAATTTAGAGCTCTACCTGAAATTAAAAAATATGCAAATGTAGATAATCTCACGCATATTTTTGAAGAAAATGATGATCCACTATTCTGCAAAAGTAAAGTATTAAATGATTTAATCGTCGCATCAGATACAAAAATAGTTGCTAACTATGACGCAGACTGCATCTTACCCATCAGTTCTTATCATGAAGCATATCAATTAATTAATGACGGACATGCAGATGTAGTATATCCATATCAATGTGGCATCTATCAATGGTGTGCTGACTATGATATGCAAATTTATAGTGAGTTTATTGATAAATTAGATACATCAGTCCTGGATAAAAAGAAAAGACTTTCTAATTCAACAATTGGATGGTCTCAGTTTATCAGTCGTCAAAAATATATTGATTCTTTTTTGATGAATGAGAATTTTATATCATGGGGATGCGAAGACGATGAATTTTATTATCGTATGAGTATTCTTGGCAATCGTATTGCCAGAGTGAATGATTATGTTTATCATCTAGAACATTCGCGAACACATAACTCTTGGTTTAGTAACCCAAATTTTAATAACAACTATCAACTCTGGAATAAAATTAAAACATTTGACAGAAATCAGTTACTCAGTTATTATAAAGAGCAGGAATATCTACAAAAAAGAAAAGAACAATTGAAATGATAGGTTTTAATGCGCTTGGGCGAATGGGAAGATTTGCCAATCAGATGTTTCAGTATGCATCACTAAAAGGTATTTCACGAAATACTGGTGTAGATTTCTGTATACCAAACTATGATCAACCAGTTGATGATGGCCTTGGAAATATGGTTAGATCTGAACTTTTTGATTCTTTTGATCTAAACGTCAATATTGAAGTTCTTAACAATGGACATGCTCCATCTGTAAAAGAAAGATTTTTTCATTTTGACGAAGAACTTTTTAAACTATGTCCTGATCACGTAAGTCTTATTGGGTATTTTCAATCCGAAAAATACTTTAAACATATTGAAAATGAAATTCGTGAAGACTTTACTTTTAAGGATGACGTTATGAATCCTTGTAAAGAGATGATTGGTTCTGTTGATAATCCTATTGCTCTTCATATTAGAAGAACTGATTACCTTGCCAATAGTGTGAATCATTTCAATCTTCCTCTAGAATATTATGAAGCAGCACTAAAACATTTTGATGATAAACGAAATGTAATTGTATTTTCAGATGATCCTTCATGGTGTGAAGAACAAAAGTTATTCTCTGATGATAGATTTATGATCTCTGAAAATACTGATAATAGAGTTGACCTTTGTTTAATGTCCCTTTGTGACGATTTTATTATTGCAAACTCTTCTTACTCCTGGTGGGGTGCATGGCTTTCTTCTAACAAAGATAAAAAAGTTATAGCACCCATTCAATGGTTTGGTAAGACTGGATATACAAAAGACCACGATACTAAAGATTTAATTCCCGATGGATGGACAAGAATTATTGATGGACAAGAATAAGTCCGCTTTTAAATTAAAAAATCTACCTCACATCTACTGGCTAAATCTTGACAGTGATGTTGAGAGACGAAAGTATATGGAAACTCAATTTAGGTATTGGGAAATTGAAAAGCATACTAGAATTTCTGGATATGATGCTAGAGGTGATAACGATGTTTCATGTAATTTGAAAGGAATTATCCCAGATAATGTTAATCAGAATGAACTTGGTTGCTGTATGTCTCATCTTAAAGCAATCAAACATTTTTATGAAGAAACTGATGACGAGTACTGTATCATTGTTGAAGATGATGTAAATTTGGATATTGCAAAATATTGGAATTTTACATGGACTGATTTCTTTTCTCTTCTACCATATGATTGGGACTGTGTTCAGTTAACTACTATTTGCACAGGAGATATTCATGTGAAACTTCATCTAAAATTTATCAATGATTTTTCTGCTGCCATCTATTTGATTAGTCGTCATCATGCATCCAAAATGATGAAGCATCATATTCGTGGCAACAAGTTTAAACTTGATAACGGTGTAAAACCAAGAGCAGTATCTGAGGATACTATTCTTGAAAGTGGAAAGACTTATACTATTCCACTCTTTTTATACAATCTTGAATTTGATTCAACAATTCATCCTGAACATATTAATGTCTTTCATAAAGCTCCACACGATGCATTATTGAATTGGTGGCAGCAATCTGGTGCAGGGGTTGACATTAAAGACCACATGAACTATGATCCGTATCTGGGTCGAATTACTGAACCTTCCCAGAAACATGAGGAAAACCCACCCTCTTGACAAGAATCAAAGATTCTGCTAATATAAATACTTAACCTTTTGTCATAAAATAACAAAGGGTATTCAAACACGGGACAGTCGAGTCCCTATTCATCTGCGGGTATTCATTCCGCAAGTAACTAAAGGTAATTCAAATGATCAAATCTGTATTCGCAGCACTGTCTGCAACCGCTTTCTCTGCAGGCGCTGCCTTCGCAGGCCCCTACGTTAACGTAGAAACCAATGCTGGATGGGTTGGCGATGACTACACTGCTGCAACCACAGATCTTCACGTAGGATTTGAAGGAGAAGCAGGTTCTGCCTCTTATTATGTCCAGGCAGGCCCTGCAATCGTCGCTATTGATGGCGAAGATACTGACACCCAGTTCTCTGGTAAAGCAGGAGTTGGCGTTCCTGTCTCCGATGCTCTTGGAGTATATGGTGAGATGTCCTTCCTGACTGCTGACAGTGATGATGACTTCGGTCTTGGCGGAAAGTTGGGTCTGAAGTACAGCTTCTGATATTCAATATAGACACATAAACATCTAGATGTTATACTGGGGGTGCGACGGCATCCCCTTTTTTTATGAAATTATTTTTAAAATTCATAACGAATCCTGGGGTAATGACCTCTCTACTGATGTGGGGAGTGATAGCATTCATAGGGGTGGTCCACAATGATGCTCACCTTAGAATGACCAAAGATGCAGATTCTTATGTGAGACAGTGGTGTAGGTCATCAGCAGAAAACAAAAAGACCTGTATCAGTTATGGTGGAAACATGGACTATTGACAAACATATATGTTTGCTATATACTATGTAAAGAAACATTACGGAGTGTGACATGACTGTAACAACTGAAGATGGTGGACGTACAAACATGTATGCTACTGAACCTAGAATGTATATCTCTGAGACTGACGCAGAGCGTTATGGTACTGAGACATATGCAGAGAAAGCAGAGAAACTAAATGGACGCACTGCTATGCTTGGATTTGTTGCTGCTGTTGTCTCTTATGCTTTCAGCGGTAGCGTATTTTTCTTTGGTGCGTTCGGATTCTAATGACTGAGATTATTTTCACCTTCACGACAGTTGCTTTCTTCTGTCTTCTGAGTTATACTGTAGAACAACTTTCGGAAACCTATTGATGGAAACCTCTATTGCTGAACTCCTTACTTATTATGTAATTGGTGGTGCCCTTATCATTGGGCCACCTGCAATATTCCTAATCATTGCTATGATGGCAGCACTCCAAAATACGAAAGGACGTATGGTTGGATACAAAGATCATCAAACTTATGGCAATAGTTCCATCTATGATCCGGCACCAAAATTACCAGTAGATCAAAGTAAATTCTATCTCACACTAGGGGAATAGATAAGGGAATAGTCAAAAGTAATATGTCTAATCCCAATCAACTCTATGATGACATGGAGAAACTAAATGCCCTATACGAAGAACTCTGTTGGGATCACGATGATGAATTAGTATTTCAAATCGAATACCTGACAGGTAAAGGCAGAATTATTATCAAAAACAAAACACAAGAGTAAAACAATGAACGAAACCGCAGAACGTATTAATGGTTGGGCAGCAATGATCGGAGTCATTGCCGCAATGGGTAGTTATGCAATCACAGGACAAATCATTCCAGGAGTATGGTAAATGTTAATATTCGCATCGGGTCTGGTAATGCTTTTTGTTATTAATGCAGTCTTATCTGATATTGATGTTGATGATGACAACGATGGACCAGGTGGTGGATTGATGACACCAGTTTATGCACCTTCTCCCTCTGCTTGACAAACTAAATACTTTACAGTATATTACAGGAGCACTAAAAATGCTCCTTTTTTAATGGTATGATTTTAGAAACACTCCTAGCACTAACACCTCTCGATTATGATCACTTGGCAAGAGCGATTCAAGTTGAGGCGGCTGTAAATACTTTTGATGAGTATTGCGTTGCAGTATCAGTCATTAATAGAGTTAGGTCTCCACGTTTCCCAAATAATGTTGCAGATGTTGTGTATGCTCCTGGTCAGTATCAGGGATTTGATTACAAGAGACCTGTTGCTAATATAAGTTTGGTTAATAGATTACAATCCGATAAGGGGAGAGAAAATCTTCTTAAAGCATATAGCATTATTGGGGACAGAACAAACTTTAAAGGTCAAAGTATGCTCAGATATCGGGTTGCATCTGAAGACCCGATGTGCCATAATAGAGGGAACTTTTACCACCATTACTGGCAGTCATGACTTATCCAGTATCAGTTTCGGAGAATAATTATGGTTGATGATTGGAGATACAGTAAAGAGAAACTCAAACTCAGAGAACAATCTCTTCTTATTCTTTTGAGTAGGTATGGTGTTGATCTTGACAACGAAAAAAAATCAGAATATAGTAATCGATCTATATACGAATGCGCCCATGACTGGGTGTCCCAAGGTAATGTAAATTGTAATGGCATTACCAAATACTACGAGGCTTATTATGCAAAAAGTAATTAATGTTTTAGCAGTTCTTTCTTTCGTTGGAACTGCAGGTATCGTCGGTGGCGGTACTGCACTATATCTCAATAAGGATTCTATTGTTGAGAATATCAAATCTCAAGTTGCTGGTGCAGCAGCAGAAGCAATTGCTGGACAACTTCCTGGAATGATGGATTCTGCTATGCCAGAACTTCCCGATGCTACTGGTGGTGCTCTACCACTTCCCACAACTACTGGACCTTCTCTTCCTTTCTGATATGAAAAAGATTATTATGACTTTGATGGCAGCATGTCTTGCTGTCCCTGCTGTAATTGCAGAACCTCTTAAAGATGAAGATTACTTCACTATGCATTCTATGGGATGTATGCTTCTCCAAGAGTGTACTGATGATGTTAAGGAAGTGTTTTCTCTTCTAGATGTTTCCTCTCAGTACGATAACACTGAAGCATTTACTCCAGTAGCAAATGAGTTTAATCATATGCTTGTGTCATTGAATCAAGTGGGAGTGAATGTATATCTTGCAGATGAGAAGTATTTTCCAGTAGGACATCGTGGTGTCTATCATACTGTGAGTAATAACTTCTTCTTGAACAAGGCATTTATGGGTCGTCCTAGCACATTGATGTCTGTGATGCGACATGAAGGATGGCACGCTGCACAAGATTGTATGGCAGGAACGATTGATAATAGTTTAATTGCTATCATTATGCCTGAAGATGATGTTCCAATGTTGTGGCAAGAGATGGTGAAGCGGACATATATGTTGCAACCATCCGCAATTCCATGGGAGAAGGAAGCAATGTGGGCAGGTAAGACCGAGGGTATGACTATGGCAGCACTGAGTGCATGTGCAACTGGTGAGATGTGGAATGTGTATCCTCCTACACCACTGACGCGAGAGTATCTAGTCAAAGAAGGATATATTTCTAAATAGAAGAGCCATGCTTCCTTTCAATGCCAGAAGAAGTCAAAAAAGATGAACCTAAAAAGAAAGGTCTGTTAGGTAAAATTAAAGAGGCAGCAGATGACAAAGAAGAACAACTTGCTATTCTGTCTACTTTTGTTAGGCTTGGCATCCTTGTTTGGTCTGGCGGAATACTCACGCTGGCATACATCAAACTTCCACCTGCACTCGGTATACCAGAGCAGAAACTAGATCCGACTTTTATAGCCAGCGTCTTCACTGGAGTTTTGGCTACTTTTGGTGTCCAGGCAGCAAAGAAAGCAGGAGAAGGTGGTGGTAGTAACAG